CGATCCATCGTACCGGGAGCAAACGACTGATGAGGGACAATCGTATCACCAAGGGCGGAGATGTTGTCTAGCTGCATCTCAAGCCCTCCGACATCAATATCATTCAAGACGTGGATGTTATCCCCGCCGTAGGTCAAAACTGCTAAGTAACCCTGTTTTGGCGTAACAGTTGCGCCCATGAGTCACCTCCTATGTAACTTGTTGTCCTGAGTACAATGCCTTCCACCGTTTGATACACGTCCAGTGGCGGACATCCTTGTCTACTAATTCGAGTGAGATTGGGCCGTAGTAACCTTCAAAGCGCGGCGTTCCCCATCCTGTGATGGTGAGAATCGCGCCGTCCATTACTGTCATGATTGCGTCCATCAAATCCTCAGCGCCGCCTTGAGTCTTCGCTATTGCATCAAGCTGAACTCTAACCAAGCGACCGATAGGACCGTGGAAGCCAATGCCGTGTTGATCAACAGAGGGGAGTATGGATAAACCGATGAACGGCAACGTTGGCTTTCGCGCACGCCCTGACTTGATACGTGCCGTGATAGCCGTCACCGCCGCTTCGCTTTCGAGGTATTCCTTGATCGCTTTCCTCGTCACGCTCAGGTATCCGGATGTGGTCATACCGCCCCCAGGATCTTCTTGACCTCTTCCATCTTTGCGTCAAGCGTTAGCGTCAACCACGGACGCGGCTGCATAATCACATCGCCGTCTTCAGTTGTAGTTCCTGTCTCAAGGTAGAGTGCGTACATAAGTCCTTTAGCGTCCTCATCTCCACTCGTTGGGATCACTCCGAAATATCCGGTCACCGAAGTAGGCCCGATGTCGAAATCCATCGTGATATTCGTTCTCAACAAGTTCGATTGACTCGCCGGAAATTCTCCAGGCTTAGAATGAACACCCGTGCCAAGCTCTTGAATCTCTACTTTGGCATAAGCAACCAAGATCGTCATCGCACGGCGCATACGGACCATCGCATTGTTCTGTACCTGAGCCTTGAAAGGAGCAGGATTCCAATACGTTCCAGGTCTCATGCCGTCACTCCTTGAACATGAACGCCCAACACCTCAAGGTGATGGCCCATCTTGTCGGGATCCTCTGCTGTTAGAACGCGGTAGTATTCGCTCCCGTACAAGAGATGATCGTCGACCACGACATCAGTTCCGTCATCGAATAAGAAGACATACGCTTTCTCTTCGCCGTAGTGGAGGCCGATAGCTTCCATGTGGGCCTTATCTGCGAGCGAGACAGTGACGACGCGACACTCCAAGTCGGATGCGGTCGCCGTGCCTGGAAGGGTAAGAACATCCTCACCCTCATCACTCTCAGCCCATGTCGGACGATAGTTATCAACCGTTTCATTGAGTCCAATCATTTCACATCCCAACTAGCCAGGTTCTGAGACGCCTCTCAACTTCCGCAAGCTCATCGATCTGCGGCAAGAAGCTCGCGCTGTACTTGCCAATCGAAGTCTTCTGTGCGTTCCGATTCAGCCGGTATCGCTCGTCAATCTTCAGTAGCCAGATGACGGCGATCTCAATCAAGCACTCTTTCAGCGGTCGAGGAATAGCAATATCATCATCCTCTCCACCATCCGAGTACCCGCCTGTGTAGGTGATGTCGACATGCTGAGGTATTCGCGGGAACGGGTGCGTGCGTTCGAGAGCGTATGACCTCAGTGGTATGTAGATATGATCGTCTTCAAGCCAGTAGCCTTCGTTGACTGTGAGTTCTGATTCACCCCACAGCACTTCGTCAACAGATACAATCGGCGGGTGACGTAAGAAGATACGCTCACCCGCTTCATGTAGTTCGTTTTCAATGTCAGATGAATCAAAGCCAAGGGTGCGTTGCCTTCCACAATGTTCTGCCATGTGTGCATAGGCATCCTGGAGCAATTCGTCAACATCTAGACCGTAAGACGTTTTGCTTTCGGTCAGTGCGATCTTCGCTCTAAGAGCAACTTCCGTTGCTGCTGGCCACCCTGTAGCAAGACTCATCTAATCCTCCTAGCTAACTGGAAGGCTTGGGGAATCCCAACCGACACCGGCACAACCCATCAAGCAGTCCTTGCCTGTGGTAACGGTGTACTGGATTCTCCAATACCGTTCCATGTTGATGACCTCTTGAGTCACGGTCACGCTTGCAGAGTCTTGATCGAACGTCAACGCAGCAGAGATTGCATCCTCCCACGTTGAGTTGTCTTCAGACTTCTGCACCATAACCGAGACATCCGTTCCCGAGTCAATGGCTCCAAGCGTGAAAAGCACAACGCCAGTACGACAGCGTTTCATGTCTACGCCAGTGCCATTATGCTCGCCATCATCTCCTGCGATGGTCTGCGCAGGAAGCAAGATTCCGTCGTGTGCGAAATCGTCAAAGTTTCGTCTCATTGTTACCTCCTAGGCAGTTAAGCCGGAAACGATATAGAACTCTTCCGGTTGTTTCGGAATGCCGTCAACGTAGTGGACCGCACGAATGAGCATCTGGTCAGAGCTGAACTTCTCATGCTCCGACACGCGAATCTCAATCGCCCCAGCTTCTCCGATTGCATACGACGGCCAATTCGCAAGGATCATGTACGATCCATCTGAGCTTTCACCTTGAGTCTGCGTGATCGAAATCTGCGAAGACACTTCAACGTCATTCCCAAAGATCGGCTTGCCAGGAATACCACCCTGAATCGAGCCATCGAAGTACAGCGGTCGTCCGTTACCGTCCGTCAGCGTTCGAACCTGATTGCGGGTTCGAGGGTGCATGGCGAATCCGGTGTAGGTGCCGTTGTTGAGTTCGATCTGATACATCATCTGAGTGAAGTCCGTCCAGGTAGGAACTCGCCCGCTCGTGCCCATCAGAGTCGTGTTGTTCGTGACCCCTGTTTGGTTCAGCAAGCCCAAAGGCTGTATTCCACCAGTGCCCTCAAGGAATGCGAGATCTTCGGCAAGAGCCAACTGCTTCATCAGATCTTGTCGAACGATGGTCTCGATGGAAGGCTGAGCGAACTTGATCAGCCGTTCGTGAACCGGGACAAGCCCAATGCACTCACGGAGATCGAGATAGATCATCTGGAATGCTGGCTGGCTTTCAGTCTTGTCCGTGGACTGATCAAGCCAGTACGCGGTCGCCCCAGATAGCATACGAGTGATTCCCAGCTTCTCACCAGTGGTCATTTGATAAACCGTTGCCCCGAGATTCCTCACAACCGTATTCGCATACAGCTGAGGGATCAGCTCAGGCGAGAGGATATCCTGAACGAGGAAACCACCAGCGGAGTCGTCTTCGGTATTGAGGGCTTTCGTCTCGACAAGCACGTCCTTCTCGAAGCCAGCATCTTTCCAATCTCGTCTCCAACACGCCTGAAGCGCCTTGGCAAACTTGAAGTTCTTGACATCATCCCGCTGGATGCCTTGCGGTCGAACCGCCGGACCACCTTTGCGAAATGGGCCATCTCCGGTTTCCGTCGCCGTTGCTTTGGCGGGATCAACCGTTTCGATCTTGGTCGGGTCTTTCGCAGTGACTTCGTACTCATCGTCACCAATCTTGATGACATTGGGTACTTCATCACCCGCTTTGACCTTTTCGAGCGCAGCATCTACAAGCTGCTTGCGCTGCTCATCTGTTAAGGTTTTATCCATAACAGGTCACCTCCTATTGGTGAACTACGATGTGTGATGCTAGGATCAGCACCACGTCTTCCAATTCCTCGGCCTGTTGTCTGACATCATCAATGCTGGAGGTAACGAGCAAGCGCACCAGGAATACGAATTCCTTTTTGCTCAAGGTGCCCGCAGACCACGCCGAACACAGGTGATCGAGGTTCTCTTTCCAATCTTCATCCGCCATCAGCTCTGCATACTGTTCAGGGAACAGCTTGAAGAGTTCTTCAGGCGAGTAATCTTTCCATTCAGGAATCTCTTTCATGAGGCCGTCAGTCATTCCGCGTTCTACAATAGCAACCGCCGCGAGGGTGTAGGCCTCTTCTGAGGCATCCTGACCCCGCACCCCTAACGCACAAGCAAGATCCGTTCTAAGCGATTCTACGGTGGTTTCCTCGGCGTCCGTATCCTTGGCAGGCTCTTCGCCTTCAACAGGCGCAGAGGCTTGAATACC